CCTAGGTAGTGGGCGTCGAAGCGAGAGTGGATACGCCCACTTTTAATTTATGAATGATAAGATAATAAAAGCTCCGGTTACGTATGAGGATTGGATAGATCTGGGACGGGTGATCATACCCTGTGATACAAAGCAGAGTGTGGTCGAGAAATGGTCCGATCCGGATTTTAAGATTACGAAAGAAGAATGGAGAATAGAACACGCAACGAAACAGATAGGACTTAGACTAGATCAATACATAGATTTTGATATTGACAATCCTGTTGTTAAAAGATTTACAGGCGATCACATAAAATCATGTGGTGCTATATTTGGTAGAAGAAATAATCCATCAAGTCATTACCTTTGGTCTGGCACATCAGACTATAAGAAGTTTGCATTACCAAAAGAATTAGAAAATTATTATAAAGAATATCAACATGGTGCAACACTGTGTGAGATAAGACATGGCGCAAACAAATACACATTGGTTCCAGAAACAAAATATCATACAACAAACGAGATAGTTAAGTGGGTTAAATACGATGGTATTGATGAGTACCCAGGTAATTTAAAAGTAGATCTTGGTAAGATAGCATTGTCTGCTGCGTTATGTATTACATATGCAGGGTCTGGACAGAGAGACGACTACTGCACTGCTGTAGCAGGTGTATTGTTAAAACACACAGAGTGGAATGTGGATGAGATAGATGATTTTGTTTACAAGATTGCCATAGCAGCAAAAGATGAAGAGGCAGAGAAGAGAAAGAAAAAAGGAACAACGCATAAAAAAGCAAACAGGAAATTTGGTATGCCAAAACTTGCAGAGATTATCGGATGCTCCACAAAAACAATAGCAACATTATTTAGTTGGATAGGTGTGCAGGAAGCAACAAGTGAGGAGGCAAAGCAGTCTATCGGACAGATAATAGAATATGGCAGTGACAGATATTTCGTAAAGATAAACGCTGTGGTGCAGGGCGAGGCTGTTGAAAAGACAATCACAGTTGACGGACCGACACTTAGAAATAAAAAATTATTTTACGATGCTGTAATCAGTAAAGCGTCTGTATGGATACCAGAGATGAAAGCTTCGGATTTTGAAGAGATAATGCGTAGAAAATATGAGGCAAGAGAAAAATCAAATAACTATGTTGAAGAGGCAGAGGAGGATCTGAGATTTGTTAAACATTTTAAAAATTATATATCGGAGCAAAAAGCTTATACAAACAAGAAAGAGTTAGCATACTTTGGTTTACCTTATTTTAACATGAATAAAAATATTTTAGAATTTAATCTTGATAAGTTTGAGGACTACCTACAAAAACAAAAGATAAATTTACCACGGGTTGACCTGGTGATCAAATGTCAGAACATATTAAAAGCAAAAAAGAATCATGGTAAGTATGGTGAAAAATCTTGTGTGTCATGGCGTATGACAGGCCAAAAACTTGATAAAGAAGATTTAATAATAGAAGGAGAATACAAGGAGGTAAAAGATGAAACAACCTAAATTTATATCAGGACCACCAGGAACAGGTAAAACATCTATGTTCATCACGCAGAAATATACAGAGTTGTTAAAAAATTATTCTCACAACAGAATAATAATATTATCACACACAAATGTTGCAGCCGATGAGATAAGAGATGAGATACTCAAACTACCAGAGATGCAGGGTGTTACAAAAAAATCCATGAAGTATAACATCTGCACAATACACTCGTACTGCAAAAGCAGATTGGTTGGACGTAAAGAAGTGTTTGGTTATGAAGATCACATGAATCTAACAACAATAGATTCTTTATTTAAATTACAAAGAGTGACAGAGTCAGAATTTAATGCAGACAAACACAAGTTCTATAGATATCTTTCTGATGCATACGGTAGAGGCAAGACATTAAAAGAACATTGGAAGACATGTGATAAGAATGCCTACAAACCATATAGTCTAAACTCTATCGAAGAGATGGCTTATGTATATTTTGAATACAAAGAAGATAGTCATGTTTGTGACTATGCAGATATGATACAGGATTTTATAGACAAGGCTGTCGAACCAGACATAGATGCATTGATAGTTGATGAGGCACAGGATAGTAATGTGCCACAGAGGGAAGCTCTCGATAAGATGGCAACAAAAACAAAAGAATATTATTTTGTGGGTGACGCTGATCAGACCATCTTCGAGTTTGCAGGATCAGATGCAGATTATTATCATAGACTTTCAAGAGATGCAGAGCAATTAGATCAGGGGCATAGATGTGGAAAGACTATCAATGCTTTGTGTAAGGATATAATAAAACCAGTGTGGGACCATTATGGCTATGATAGAATCTGGAGACCAACAGACGTGATAGGAAATCATTATTATTTGCCTAATCTAAATAAACGATGTAGCGCCATGATGGCCTTGTTAGATAAAATAAAATATACGGACGAGACTTTTTTATTTACTTATCGAGGCACGCCATCGGATTCATGGGTCAAAAAATTTTTCAAACAACATGGTATAGAGTTTGCACATGTAGGAAACACGGCCCACGTACCAAAGAAAGAATTACGATGTCATAAACTATGGCCAGACTTCTGTAAAGGAACACCAATGCCATTGAAACAGATAAAAGATTTTTGGGAATATGCGGGTAGTAAAGTTATAGTTAGAGGTAAAGGTGAGGAGAAGTTTGAAGATTGGGTAGACAGAGAATATACGATAGACTACATGATATATCACAAATATCTAAAAAAAGACGCAGGAAAAGAGAGAGATTTTTCCATAGTCAGGAAACAAAGAGGTAAGAAAGAAGACTACGAAAGTAGACTTATTTACATTAGAAAGATTCTAAACAAGGGTTTTGATGATGGAGAAGTAAGAGTAAAATATGCAAACATACACACGGTAAAAGGTTTGACATTTGACAATGTGATCGTCGATCTTACAACAACGAGACTCGAAGATTATTTCACACAACTCAGATTAAAATATGTTGCATACAGTCGAGGCAAGTTTGATTGTTGGACTGTGGCATCACAAGGTAAATACACGTTAGGAGTAAGATGACAAATAAAGAAATGTTTAAAGGAGTGACATATGATTCATTAGAAAAGCAGGTAGGCGGAAAACATTATAAAAGTTTTCGCATACAGCCAGCAGAGTTTATCAACGAAAATAAACTCTTGTTTGCAGAAGGCAATGCTATAAAATATATCTGCAGACATTCTGTCAAAGGAAAGGAGGAAGATATCAAGAAAGCGATACATTATTTAGAGATGATATTGGAAAGAGATTACAATGTGTAACACACCAGAGGATTTAAATCTTGAAGGGGTAGATACGGTTGCGATAGATATCGAAACATACGATCCTAATCTTAAAACAAAAGGATCTGGTGCGATACGTAACGATGGTTTTATATGTGGCATCGCTGTTGCAACAAAGAATGATCTTGCATATTTTCCGCTACGACACTCTGATATATTTATAGATTTTAAGAGAGACGAAAAGATCTGGAGTGTTCTCAATGATAGAATATTTCAAAACGAGAATATCACAAAAGTATTTCACAATGCGATGTATGATGTCTGTTGGATCAGAGCGGTGACAGGTATGATGATCAAGGGCAGAATAGTTGACACGATGATAGCAGCATCTGTCATTGATGAGAATAGATTTAGATACTCACTCGATGCATTATCAAAAGATTATCTTAACGAGGAGAAATACAAATACGATTTACAACAGAAAACTTTAGAATGGTCTGGTGGTACGGTAAAGGACCCAATGACTAACATGCATAAACTTCCTTCATCGATTGTAAAAGAATATGCAAAGCAAGATGTAAACCTAACTTATAAGTTATGGAATCTTTTTGATAAAAAAATTGACGAAGTATTATACACTAAAGATGATGGAGAACAAAAAACTTGTAGACAGATTTTTGAATTAGAAACAAAATTATTTTTGTGTTTGGTTGACATGAAATTTAAAGGAGTTAAGATAGATGTCGCAAAAGCGATCCTGTTTGGAAGACATCTCAAGAAACGTAGAGACCAGATAATAAAAGCAATAGAAAGTATAACAACAATCAAAGTTGATATCTGGGCTGCAGCATCAATCAAAAAATTATTAGATCATCTTTGCATTAAAGATTACAAGGTCACTCCTAAATCTAAGATGCCACAACTGCCGAAGGATTATCTAAGAACACACAACAATAAATGTTTACGTATGATCGCAAAGGCAAGAGAGTATGACAAAGCGGTTAATACTTTCATAGATGGATTATTAGAATACGTTCATGATGGTAGAATACATGCGGATATAAATCAGATAAGATCAGATTCAGGTGGTACGGTTACCGGTAGATTCAGTATGTCAAACCCTAACCTGCAACAGATACCTGCAAAGGGTTATATCGGTGGTAAGATGAGAGAGCTGTTCATACCGGAAGATGGACATAAATGGGGTAGCTTTGACTACTCACAACAGGAGCCACGTATTGTGGTGCACTATGCGATAAAACTAGGCTTACCAGGCACAGAGAACCTTCAGGAAGAATTTGATAGGGATGATGCCGATTTCCATCAGATCGTCGCTGACATGGCTAATATCTCCAGGAAACAGGCAAAAACGATCAACCTAGGTCTGTTCTATGGTATGGGCAAGATCAAGCTACAGAGGGAGTTGGGTCT